ATGGTCTCGCAATCTTCTGGTGGGAATAAAAAGGGCAAAGTTTCACTCCAAAAACTTGATGATTATTTGCAGTACAAAAATAAAAAGGGCGTGAAGATGTTCGCCACCATGTCCCCTATTTATGAGAAGTTGAATAAATCCGTTGGCACAGCACAAGCCGCACCTATGACTGATCCTAATCAAATCAGTGCCATGACTGCTCCCGCTCTCGAGATCGCACAAGCAACAACTCAACCCGGTGTTCAAGCCGCTACCGAATCTTTGTCTGGAAATTCGCCTGCGGTGATGACTGAAACCACGCCGATGACTCCGCAAGCTCCTAATTTACAAGGCATGATTGGGCAAATCACGAATATGCCGATTATGGATTTAATCAAGAATCCACAGGGTGCGCTTGATGGGTTGAAGCAACAGCTTTTTGGTGCATTTTCAGGTACCGGACAGGAAGGATTAGCGTCGATTATTCAAAACTTTAGCCCGGACGGTATCAAAGATAAATTAAAAAATGTCTTTGGACAGGTGAAAGAGGGCTTTGTCGGGCAATTAAAGCAAATTAATCTGAGTAATGTCTTTAATTTGAACGGCTTGATGTCGTCATTTGGCAACATTTTCAAGACCGGCTTGGGCGGTATCGGCAATATTTTCAGCGGTTTGTTGGGCGGATTGGGTGGCAAGGGCGGTATTGGGGGAATGCTCGGCGGGTTGTTGGGTGGTGAAAAATCTGGCGGGATTGGTGGCATGTTGAGCGGGGTTTTGGGCGGGGGATCGTCCGATGGTGGGATTGGTGGCATGTTGGGGGGGATATTTGGGGGCGGGGAGTCTGCAAAAGGTTCAAGTGGCGGGGGAATTGGTGACATGCTGGGGGGCTTGTTTGGGGGCGGGGCTGAGGCAAAAAGTCCGCTCGGTGGTCTTGCGACGGTGTTTAATCCAAGTAGCACAAATTCGACAAGTTCAAGTTTTTTTGATACAATTGGCAGCACGTTCTCATCCGTTTCTGACAGCTTCAATCTTGATGGAATGTTTGGCGGGGCGACTGAACCGATGCCGCTTTTGGCGGGGGTAGGCGCAAGTCCAATGCCTACTTTCTCGGATAATTTGCCAGATTTCGCACCACAAACTGAACCGATAGCGACGACTGCCACACCGATCCCTTCGGTTCAACCAGAAAGTACGCCGCAAGCGCAAGGTTCAAGCAATGCACCGATTACCGTCAATATCACTGTGAATGTCAGCGGGGGCGGGGAAGGTGATAAGAATAAATTTGATCCGATGGCGTTGGCGCAACAGATTCGTGAGCAAGTTGAATTGGGATTGGCAGATGCTCATCGATCTTCAATTCATGATATTGATTAGTAAAGGTTAATATGGCATCAGCAATTCAAATTTCAGTTATACAAAGCATCTTAGATGGGAAATCGCAGCGTGCTATAAACTTTGTGCAAGGAATGCAACAATGGAAAACGTACAAAAACGGTTGATTTTGTTAAAAAACCCGATCCTGCGACCGTCGTGCCTAAGTTATTTTTAGTCGAGTAACCATTTTCCCGTATCAAGAAATATGATCAGGAGACAGATTGATGACATACCGATTCCCCGTCGCTCCTCATTACGAATTACCCGACGGACTACAAACGATTGATGTGATTGCAGATATGGGTTGCTTTGACGGCTTTTGTGGTGGCAACCTGTTGAAATATCAACTACGGGCGAAGCATAAAGGCAGTTACACTCAAGATTTACAGAAAGCGCGGGATTACATGGAATTTTTACTCAACCCGCCCCCGCTCAAAAAAATCAATCCGATTGAACTTGCTCAGAATTTAAGCCCAAATGTTGCCAGTGCGTTGATACTATCGGTCATGGCACTGCAAAGCGATAAATGGCAGCAACGGCGGTATTTGCAGGAAGCAATCCGTTATTTAGACCAAGAATTACAAACAGCAATCAATCCCGCGCAACCCATCACCGCAATTAAGCGATTACGTGAGCAAGGATTCTCACTTGGTGAAGCGCATCGTGTTGTTACTCAAATGAATGTTTAAGAGGGTCGCCACGGATGGCAGGCTGGGCAACACAACTCATTGTCGGTGGAATTGAATTTCGACACGACACACTCCCTATCGATTCTTTCAAAATCAGTGGCGAACAGCGGTGGCCCGCGCAGGAACGGATCGCCCGTGAATTGGCTTTGCAATGGGTCGGACCCGGCAAACACGACATTGCAATCAGTGGCTCGTGCGCCCCTCAGATGGGTGTTGCTGCCCTGCCCATGCTAAAAGCCTTAGAAGGCAAGGCAAGCACCGGCGAACCTCAGATGGTGACGACGGGCTACGGCGACGTTTTGGGGAGGTATTGCATTATTTCTGTGGAATGGACAGGGAAGTCGTTGCTTGACGACCTCAGACCGCGCAAGGTGGACTGGTCAGTCAGTCTGCAAAAATATGGGGAGGATGGGCAAAAATGATCCGCGCTGAATTGTGGTACATCTGTATCGACGATGACATGTTAGATTCGATTTGTTATCAACACTACGGCAAATCAATCTTTGCAACAGAAATCGTTTTAAAACATGACAATAATCGTCATCTCGCCAAATTAGGCACACACTACCCGTCAGGCACAAGAGTATTCTTGCCCGTCATTCAATCAGTTGATTTAAAAGAAAAACGACCTCTCATTCGGATATTTGATTAAGCAGGAGCGCAAGGATGCGTCCAGATTTCGTAATTAGCGGCTTGTCTGCTGCGGCAAACGACCGCGTGTTAAGCATTTCAGTCAAACGGACAGTGCAAGGCAAGAGTGATTCGGCGACGTTCACGCTTGATGACCGCGACTACAAACTTGACTTCCCTCAAAAAGGTAAAATTATCACCGTTCAGATGGGCTATAAAGAAACGGGTCTCGTGATGATGGGGGAGTTTGAAGTGGATCAGGTGCGTCACAAGGATGCACAAGCGGCAACGTTTGAAATTACAGCGAATGCTCAAAAACATCGCGGCTCGAACATGAAAACTCGGCGTGAGGGTTTTTATGATGAGAAAACGATTCAGCAAATTGTGGGAGAGATTGCCGGACGCAATGGTTATTCCCCAAAAGTTGACCCTGATGTCGCCAGCTTCTTCTATGATCATCTTGACCAGAATGAAGGCGATGCTCATTTTTTGCAGCGTTTATCAGTCAAGCATGATTGCTACGTGAAATATGAGAATGGACAGTTGATTTTTTGGAAACGGGATAATCCATTAGGAAATGTCACGATTGCGCGTGGACCCGGTGGCGGTAATATTGCCACTGAACTAACGGCAAGCGTGAATACTCGCAATGAATTTACTGGGGTGCGTGCGATTTGGCACAATCGTGATTCTGGTGAGAGTTACAAGGAAGTTGTCGGGGGCGGGGATAAAATCAAAGATTTGCCGCGTACTTATACCAATAAAGCAGAGGCAAAAGCAGCGGCAGCGGGGGAATTTTCGCGTTTAGCGCGGGGAACGGGAACAATTGAGTCATTGACCATTCCCGGCGATCCGTCCGTTGCGTCAGGATTAAAATTGACACTGGTCAACTTTCGCCCAGAATTTTGTGCATTGGAGTGGAAGATCACCTCAGACACTCACGACATTGGCAGTGGCGGTTATAAAACCACGATTCAAGCGGAAGTGCAAGGTTCTCAAGTGGATGGGGGTGGGTAGTTTTTGTAACGCAAATGCCGCTACGCTTGCTAACATAGCGGATTTGCAGCCCTAGGTCGAGACCATAGGGGGGATTGGTTGATATTTTAACAGATTTTTTTAAATCAGCCCTAAGCCAAACTTATCAACCATCTTGTCGTGAAGTTCAACCATCTGATTGAAATGACATCTCACATCATTTGGTAGATCGCCTGTGTCAATAATCCTGCCGCAAAAGCGCGAATTTCCGGGACGTGCTGCGCATCCAAACTGAGTATTTAAATTACATTGTAAACAATAAGTTGGTGACGTGTCCACCATTCTGTAGTGAATAATAATGGGGTTTTGACCACACCCCACGCGCACACCCCAACCAAACTGTCCGTCGCTTTGAAAATAAACTGGTTTAGCTATCATTGTTACCCCTTAAGTAAGTTTGATACAACTCTTCAGCGTAGCTAAAATGACCGAACAGCACTTCGTCCCAAAGCCCCGCATCGTTGCGAATATAAACCGCTTTGGAGCCGTCAGCATCCGTCACTGTCATAACATCTAGCCATTCTCTGCGTATTTCGACTTTTTTCACTTGTTCATCGGTCATTGCAACCCTCCCAAATCTTCAAGCAGTGCGATGAACCGCTTCAATTCGTCAAGCACGTTAGTGTACGCGCTTACGACCTTGATAACACTGATGCTTTCGTTTGGAATCAAAAAATTCACACCTTCCTTCATGCCGTGTTTTTCGAGTACCGTAATCAGTCGTGGTCGCAACTCAGCGTCATTAAACCAGTAATCGCGGTTAAAATCTTCATAGAGAATTTCAACGCCTCGATCCGTGCCAAATTGAGCAGGATCAACATCATATCCACTTATAATTAGTTGCACGTAATCATTACTGGAATCAAGTATATCTGTAGTGATTTTTGTCAGGGTAACGCTATCAACCGTTCTAATCAGTATTTCTGTAAGCTGCCCTTTTAGATGTTTTGTGGGTTTGCCGCGTAGAGCTTTGATAGCACATTCAAATACTCTTTCATGACAATTCGCCAACTGATTCATACTGGCAGCACTTACCCATGTGAATGAATAGGATGGTTCGTTTTCTGGTTTATTTTCAATAAGCTGGGCAGCACAATATTCTAAATATGCCGCTTCTTTAATCAAAGCAATTGCTTTCTCGAATTTTGCCATTGCTTGATCGTGTAAACTCTCAGTCATTTTCTCTTCCTACGTTTCTGATTGGCTTTTTCACGATGCACTGCGACATGACAATCATGGCACAAGGTAATTAAGTCCTTCATTCGTTCAAAATAGGGTGTTCTAATATAGGTGAGGTGGTGAATTTCCAAGTTTTTTGATGAGCCACACAATTGACAGTGATATCCATCAATTTTCAGTCGTTGCTGTCTTTTGGTAGCCCATTCCTCACTTTTCATGTAGTTGCCATACTCCCTATCCCAATCTATCTTTGGTAGGTAGGGCGTATTAGCACCCATACCTACCTCCCAGACAAT